AAAAAATAAAATATATATAAAAAGTTCTTTGAAAAAGTCGAAAAAATCATCACCCCCTGTTTAATATATATATATATTATATATATATATTACTTTTTTATAAAATTTGTCACCTCGAAAATCGTTTTAAAATCTTTAATTTTTATATATATATTATTAAATATATATATAACAATAAAATCTTTTGAAGGAGGCTTTCTATATGCCAGCTAAATCTTTAAATTTAATTGAATTTTTATTTAATCCAGACGGTACTTTAAAATCTCGTAATACCGCTCCTATAATTAACTATATCCCTGAATCTGATTCTTTTATTTTAAAGTATTCTATTCCCGGATATCACATGCCTCGTCAGTATTTTAAATTCTCAGATATCCCTTCTCAATTCCCTAATGAATATATCTCAGATATTTTTTATCTATTTTCTATTACTGATTCTTTCTTACATCGTCATCCTCATAACAAGATTCCTGCTCCTAGAATATCTTTAATTAATGAATACTTTGGAATCGATAACTCTTACGTTCCTTCTCCTGAGGAAACCGATAATGCTCTTTACAATCTTAATCTTGCTATTAAACTAGGCAGAGAAAATCATTCCCTTTTTTATTTCGATAATTATCTAGAGGCTTATAAAATTCTTCACCCTGAATTAAGATATACTAAAAACGTCGTTAAAAAAATTCAGGCTGAATTCAATAAACGGATTTCATAACCCAATTTTCTTAACCGCTTTACAAATCCTTCTTTTTATTTTATAATAAAATACAAGAGGAGGTGTTTTTTCATGGCAGATTATAAATATCAAAAACCTTCATTGCTTCATCCCGATTCTTGGGGTGACCCTAACCAAACTGTTGAAGGCTTTAATTTTACTAGAGATGATTTTGAAGACCTTATTGATAATTTCTCTGCTCCTGAGGAAATAGCTACACTTTTACAAACTACTCCTGTGGAACTTGACAGATTCTGCAACGAGATTTATAACATGGATTTCAAAACTACTTATAACGTCCTTTTCCAAAGGGCTAATTTATATTATAAGAAGGCTATGTTCTCACTTTCTAAATCTGGTAACCCTACTGCTATTAAGGTTACTGCTGAATATTATGTGAAACTAGGCGCAGTTACTGATAATGATAACCGCATTACTTTTATCGGCGTTATGCCTGAAGCTCCTTCTGATGTGGATAAACTTAAGGCTAAACTTAATGAGGAGGATGCTAAGGCTGCTGTTAATAAGGTTAAGGAGGAGTTTAAACCATGATTGGAGATAGAGCTAGAGAAGTTATTGCAAACGCTCGAAACATGAACTGGCCTACGCGTATGATGGTCAGCCTTACTGGGTCTCCTCTTAAATTTATGGAGACACCTGATACTAATCCTAACATCATAGCAACCTTTGGAACATATCATCTAGTTTACAATACTAACACAAGAACAGGTAAAGAAAATGTCAAGAGATTTTCGTTAGTATTTGACTTTGGCCGAAAATTTTTAAAGTGCAGTAATTTTCAGGAATTGGAAAGGCAAGCTGTAACTAATGATTTGGCCAGATTTTTTTTAAAGTATACAAATATATGTAATGAAGTATTTGAAATAGCTTGTCAAAACGAAGGCATGCATATACCTGTAACCTTTGATGTGGTTAAATATAATCAAGATATAAGAGAAAAGCTTGGTGTTGAGAATGGCCACAATTATGCAATGATATTTAATCCTTTTAAACCTACATGGGGAAGTCGTTGGGATGTTGATGAAAAGGATAATATATATTATAAGGTGTTAGAGCCTAAGGAAGGATATAAAGGTGATACTAAATGAGAATAGAAGATTATCTAAGTAATAAGATATTGCAGCTAGCCGGAGGATTAAGTGAGTTCGGTGGGCAAGAAGAAATAGATAGACTTACTTTTATAAATGATAAAAGAAAGATAATGGAAGAAAAGCTAAAGGAATATGACACTTGGTATCAAGGAGATTCTGATGAGCTTTTAAACTTCTATACCGTGCAAACAAATATTACATATAATTATGAGCCATGGTATAGTAGAAATAAAAGAGGATATTTTTGGAGCATTGCATCCACAGAAAATGACATTAAAAGAACTCACTCAGGCCAGCCAAGAAATATAGTTGACACACTAGTTAGCTTGATAGGTAAGCCAGTATTCAATGTTGGTATAAAGGATAATTCTATAGCTAATAGTGAAGATACATTAAAAGCAATTTTAGCTGAGAATGACTTCTGGGATATTTATATGTTTGAACAGATGCCTATGACCTTGGTTGAAGGTTGGGGATGTTACAAGATAGACTGGGATAAAGATGTATCAGATTATCCTATTATTAAATATTACCGTGCTAAGGACGTTGAATTTGTTTATAAAGAGAAAAGATTAAGTGCGATAATATTTAAAGATTATTACACAGATGGAAAATCAAGAAATTATCTAATCACAGAAACAAGAGCTGTAGTTAAAGGAAAGTTGTATATATATAAAGAAGTATTCAGATATACTCTAGAAGATGTACAGGTTGTTGATGATGCCGAGTTGAAGAGAATTGAAGGATTTGAAGATTTAGATACAGAGCCTGTAGTTGTAGATGATTTCAATAAATTTTTAGCAGTACCGTGCGTTTTTTATAAAGATACAGTTAATAATGACGGTTATGGAAGAAGTATATTCACAGGAAAAATTGATTTGTTCGATGATTTAGACCAATGTTTAAGTCAAAGTGCAAATACAGTAAGACGTAGTACACCAGTTGAATATTTCAATACAGATTTCTTGGAAAGAGATGCTAAGACAGGATTACCTAAGATGCCGCATCAATATGACAGAAAGTATACATCATTTTTAGGCGGAAAAAATGTAGACGGTACACAGATGTCAGCTCAACCCGTGCAAGTAACACAGCCACAGTTAATGTTTAATGAATATAGTACAGAAGCTCAGAATATCTTGTTACAGATTATATCAGGATTAATGAGTCCTGCGACTATGGGTATAGATGTAGCTAAAAAAGATAATGCAGATGCTCAAAGAGAAAAAGAAAAGATAACAATTTTTACTCGTAATGTTTTAATTGATGTAGAAGAAAAGGTGCTAGGAACCTTGTTCAATCAGTTATTAGTAGCCGTGCAATTAATGAATAGAAGCAAGGCAGTTTGTAAGGATTTTAGCATAAGTATTAAGTTCTCTGAATTCGCAGATGATTCATTCGAGAATAAGTTGAAGAATTTAGGAGAAGCTTACTTGAAGGGTATGATTTCAAGAGACATGTATCTTGAGAAATTGTATGGCGACAGTTTGAGTCCTACTGAATATGAAAGAGAAAAGAAATATTTGGAAGAGAAAGAGAAACAAGAAAACGATATGGGCGGCGGAGGAGCAGGAACCGTGCCTCCAGAGGAAACGTTTGATTTTGGAGACGAGAAGCCCGGATTTAAAGGAGTAGATGAGGGACTATGAAAGTAAAACTGATTAAGATGATAAATCAAGCAGTTAAAAAAGAAGTCCCTGAATACATAGTATTAAAGAAAATTAGGGATATTGTAAAAGATATCCCTTCTTTTAATGTCAGGGAGAAAGCTTGGTTGTATAGATTACTTAAAAAAATAGCTGATTTGATGTATATCCAAAATGGAAAGTTGTATAAAACACAGATTAGAATGTATATTTCAAGGGTTAATAGCATAGAAGAACATGCCAGAAGCAGGAAAAAGAGGACTGATTTTTTAGAGACGATGATGTTCCACCGTGCTAATTATGGAGTATTTTATATCTGCAGCGTCCATAGCAATCCAGCAGAGGACCATAAAGATTATCAGGGAAAGATTTATGTTGATAGATTCTGGAAAGATATATTAAAAGACCTTCCAGAGACAAGGAAAAAGGTTGCTGCATATATCAGGAATCATGATTTAAGAACAGTTCAAGAGATAAAAAAAGCACCTGTATATTTAACCACAAGAAGATATTGTAAGCATTTCTTTATAAGTTTAGGTACAGATGAGGTTTTGAATAACGGTTTAAAAGGTATAATTAAGAATCATTCTGAATTAAAAGTAAAAGATAAGCCGCAGGACAATAGACGAATCATGAATAAGATTGTCACCGTGCTTGAATCAGAATAAAAAAAAGAAAACGGGAGGAGGACGCCACCCGTTTTTTGATATTAAACAGACTCTAGTGAGTCAGGAATTCTTTCGATTTTATATGATGCACACCAATATTGTTGTAAAGTAGTTTTTCTTTCTAATGTGATGTAATAAGATAAAACAAATTTTGTTGCTTTAAGGACAGCTGGTCTAACTGAATAGTTAGCAAATGAAGATATAGTATGTCCAGCCTCATCACAAAACTTTATTGATTCATTTTTCTTTAATTTGATTTCAAAATTTTCCATTTTCTACTCCTTGACATATTCAATAATTTCTAGTGTTTCATTCTCGCCTAGAAAAGGCTGTAACTCATAATATAAGTTTTTAGCTTCCTTTAAGTCCTTAAAGACTTTAAGAAGTATTCCATTTTTAAAAACTTTATACTCAGGTTTTCTCGCGTCCTCAATTGCTTTAAAACGCTTATCATAATTATAGTATAAGTCGTCAAAGCCAAGTACCTCTAGAGCTTTTATACAGTCTTTTACAAGCCTTTTTTCATCGTTTGTTAGTCCTTCTTTTTGATACCTTAATAATGCAGGTCCGATGTAATCACAAAGAATTTTTGATGCTCCATACAATGCCAACATATACCACCTTCCTTCACTTATTATTATACCATATTATAAAATATTGTCAAGTGTTATTTAGATATTTTTTAAAAAAGTAAAAACACCGTGCTAAAAAATAGGATATAAAAAAAGGGGCCAGCCCTTAGTGTTGATTAAACACTACGGATTGGCCTTTTTCTAAGCTCCAGCAAGCTTTACACTCGGCGCATTTTCCAACACAAGGAATTGCATATTCTGGAATGTCAGCATTTCTTGATGAGTCCTTGAAATTTACATAAGTTACAGGGAAGTTGTAAGGGTTAGGGACTTTGAATGTATTATCCCAAGCGCTAAATACGATGTGTAAATTTGAAGGGATTTCGACGCCTTCTTTTACTAAATGATTTACTATAAAGAATTTTTTAGTAAAGCATAAGAATTTAGTTTGAGGGCAGGCCTTAGCGACTTCTATCATACCTTCTAAATATCTAGGGTTTACGATGTCGCCGCTTGAATGCCATCTAAAGAATTTATATAGCATATCGCCGTTATTAAGCTTATTTATAATTTCATTGAAGAAGTAATCAGGGTCACTTGTAAAAGCCTCTAGATTGTCTTGTAATGACTTTTTAACGTTAGGAAATAACCAATTTCCTTTTTTAGCATAGCAGCCCTTTTGACAAGGGGCATCAGCTCTACAAGTCAAGCCGGCTGGTAAATTTATACTAGGGATAAAGCCTCCTAGCTTGCTGTTAGTAGTTGATATTGTAATTTTCATAATTTCGTCCTCCTTAAATTACATCTTTATTATACACCTTTTTAAAATATTGTCAAGTGTTTTCTATATATTTTTTTAAATATTTTTAGGGGACAAAACAGGACAAGACGGGGACATGAAGTGGACATAGCACGGTACAGGGAGTGGACAGCAGGTGGACATCAGGAGTGGACAAATAGTGGACACCGTGCTAAATACAGATAAAAGAAAAGCTGGAATTTAATCCAGCATTTTATATTTTATTAAAATGTTATCTCCAAATTCAGGGTCATCTTCTTCAGGAGAGAATATAAGTTCGATACGCTCGTTTTTATATGATGGCTCAGTTTTCTTCCATTCTTCATTAGCTTCATCTAAAGTTTTAAAAGCAATTTCATTGTTGTATGCAGTAGTTTCAACATCATACTTTAACACATACCAATCTTTTCTATCACCCCTTGTGTTAATGGCTTCAATAACTTTTGGTGTAAAAAAACTCTTAATCATCTTTTTAATCTCCTTACAATATTTAAATATAATCTCATTGCCTTTTCATCTTCAAGTAAATTTCTTGTTTCATCATAATTTTCACAAATAAAGTCTTGAAGTAATTCTACGTTTTCTTCTAATGTTTGACTCATAATATTTTGCATAATCTCAGGCTTATCAATTGAGCAAACGCCATATGGGTCAATATAATTAGAAAGTTCAAAAATCTTTAATGCGTCTTGTTTTGTAGTCTCCATATTATTGTCCTCCTTATTAAATTTTTATTTTAATTTCTTTTATCATCCAAGTCATAAAGCAATCATGTTTTTTACCATCACCATCGCAATAATAGTATGACATTCCTTGTGACTCGTCAATTGTGTTTTGTGCCTCTTCTACTGTTGAAAATAGATATGGCTTCTTAAATGCCTTGTGTTCGTATCCAGTTATTCTTCCCGTTTTACTTCCACCTTTAGCTATTGATGTTACTACTGTATAGCCTGACTCTTCTTCTAAATAATAATAAGTATAAGTTTTCATAGTTTCGTCCTCCTTACTACAACTATATTATATCATTATATATATTATATGTCAAGTGTTTTTTATACATATTTTATCAGGATTGATTCACCGTGCTATTTATAAAGGCAAAAAGAAAACCCGCTTTATTTTGCGGGTTCTGGTTCAACTTCTTCTTGTCTACATACAACGAGATACCTTTCATAATTAATGTTTCCACTAAGATATTCAATATAGGCTTGTTCATCAGCTGTTAGGTCTTCTCCGAAGAAATCATAGTCCATAAGGTTCCAAGGTATTAGCTGCTCAACTTCTTTACTTTG